CAATGACACGATTACGCGTGCAAAGACCCGTTGTGAACAGTACGCCGAAGAAAGACTGTATGACAAAGACGGCTCCGGCGGCGCACAGTTTAGTTTACGGGCAAATTTTGGATGGCAGGATAAGCCGGAACAACAGCAGGATAGCGAGGTGCTAATCATAGATGACTTATAAGCTATCTGGCGTTGTTTCCCCTTGCTTCTCTAAAGTCCACCGTGAAATCAAGGCAGGCAATGTAAAAGAGCTTGTCGCAAAGGGCGGGCGCGGCAGTACAAAATCCAGCTATATTAGCATAGAGCTAATTTTGCAGCTGCTAAAGCATCCGCAATGCCACGCGGCGGTTTTCCGCAAGGTCGGCAACACACTGCGCACAAGCGTTTATGCGCAAATCGTTTGGGCTATTAATGCGCTTGGATTGCACGACCATTTTCGCTGCACTGTTTCCCCGATGGAATGCACCTATTTGCCAACTGGGCAAAAGGTGCTTTTTTTCGGCGTTGACGACCCTGGCAAGGTAAAGTCAATTAAAGTGCCGTTTGGTTATATCGGTATCTGCTGGTTTGAAGAACTTGACCAGTTTGACGGTGAAGAGCAAATCCGAAACGTGGAGCAGTCTTGCTTGCGCGGCGGTGACTGGTTTATCACATTCAAGAGCTTCAACCCGCCAGCAATGGCGCGGAACTGGGCCAACGGATACGCACTGAAAGCCCGAGATGGAAAGCTAATACATCATAGCACCTACAAAACAACGCCCAAAGAATGGCTCGGAGAGCGGTTTCTGACCGATGCTGAATACTTGCAGCGCACAAACGAAACGGCCTACCGACACGAGTATCTGGGCGAGGTTGTCGGAAGCGGCACAGCGGTATTCGAAAACCTGAAAATTCAACCAATCACAGACGAGCAGTTGAAAACATTCGACAGAATCAAACGCGGCGTTGACTGGGGCTGGTATCCTGACCCATGGGCATACAATGCGATGCACTTTGATGCAGCGCGGCGCACGCTTTACATCTTCGACGAGCTAACGCGGCGCAGAACCAGCAATAGAGACACGGCGCAATTGCTTTTGGATAAAGGGCTGACACGTGAGGATAAAGTCTGCGCGGATAGCGCCGAGCCGAAATCCATTGCGGACTATAACAAGTACGGTGTGAAAACATTCCCGGCCAGGAAAGGGCCGAAATCGGTTCGATACGGCACGAAGTGGCTGCAAATGCTGGAAGCGATTGTCATTGACCCGGAACGTTGCCCGGACACTGCAAAAGAGTTCAGTGAGTATGAATACGAGCGGGACGGCAAGACGGGGGAAGTACTGGAAGGCTACCCGGATTTGAACAACCATCACATTGACGCAGTGCGGTACGCGATGGAAAGCACAGCGAACAAGGCGGGAGACACCGCCGAAACCAGATACAAGAGCATTTTCGTGTAAAGGCGGTGAGAAGACGTGAAAACATACCAAGATTTTATAGCGGTTGGCGATGACGAAAAGGCCCGCATGAGTTTCATACTGGGCGCAATCAATGAGTATAAGGCCGACCATAGCACACGCCTTGCAGCGAACGCCAACAAGTATTACCACGGAGAAAACCCTACAATCAACAAATACGAGAAAATCATTTACGACATGCAGGGCAAGGCGCACCGTGACATGTACACGGCAAATCACAAGATTGCAAGCAAGTTTTTTGGCTTGGTCGTAGACCAAGAAGTTTCGTATTTGCTGGGCAACGGCGTTTCATTTCAGGAGCCGGAGACAAAAAAGGCGCTGGGCGCGACGTTTGACGAAGATATTATGGACGCTGCCCGCCATGCTTTGATTGACGGGCAGTCTTTCGTGTTTTGGAATCTCGACCATGTGCAGGTGTTCGCAGCAGAGGAATTTGTTCCCCTATACGACGAGGAAGACGGCTCCATTAAAGCCGGAATCCGTTTCTGGCAGGTGGCAGACAATAAGCCACTACGCGCCACGCTGTACGAGCTTGACGGCTACACAGAATATCTAAAGCCCAAAAGCGATGATATGGCGATTCTCAAGCCGAAACGCGCCTATAAGCTGAAGCTGCGCACCAGCGAGGCAGACGGCACAGAAATTTATGACGGTGAGAACTATCCTGGATTTCCTATTATCCCGCTGAAAAACGGCGAGCAGGCCCACAGCGAGCTACAGGGGCGACAGAATACCATTGACGCGCTCGACCTTGCGAGCAGCAATATGGTCAACAACGTTGACGAAGGCAACCTGATTTTCTGGGTGTTGACCAACTGCGGAGGCATGGACGAGCAGGACGACACAAAGTTCATTGAGCGTCTGAAAACGACCCATGTCGCCCATGCTGACGGTGACGAGGGCGCGAAGGCCACGCCACAGAGCATCGAAGCGCCGTTCCAAGGCACGCAAGCCACCATTGATATGCTCACCAAAAAGCTATACGAGGACTTTCAGGCCTTTGATTCTGCGGCTGTTAGCGCTGGCAACCAAACTGCAACGGCCATCAAGGCCAGTTATGTGCCACTCGACCTGAAAACGGACAAGTTTGAAAGCTGCGTGACGCGCTGCATCAAGGGCATTTTGGCGGTTGCCGGGCTTGATGACGATCCGACATACACGCGCAACCAGATTATCAACAAGCAGGAAGAGGCGCAGACCGTGATGCTGGGTGCGGAATACTACGATGATGAATACATCACAAAAAAGCTGCTGACTATTCTCGGCGACTCAGACCAGTACGAGGAATTGATGAAGCGAAAGGCGGCAGAGGAGCTAGACCGCACGACAGAAGGCGAGGGATGACAAGATGTTAAATTTTGAAAACCTCGAAAAAGCCAACTTTTTAGGCGTTGGCAAATACGATACGCCGATTATCCAGCCGGAACATATAGACGTGCGGCATTTGGAGTGGATTCCGTTTGATAAGGCGCTTGTATCCAAAGACAGAGCCACAAAAGGCGTGCATTTCTACTGCTACGACTTCCTGTTTTCCAGAGTATGGAATAATCCTGACAAGTACATCAATTTGCTGTCGCAGTTTGGAGCAGTCTGCGCACCGGATTTTTCGCTGTATTCTGAAATGCCACTTGCTATGCAGATTTACAACCATTACCGCAAGCATTGGTGCGCGGCGTATTGGCAGGCGCATGAGATACACGTTATTCCTACCCTATGTTGGTGCGGCATGGATAGCTTTGAATGGTGCTTAGACGGCACACCAAAACACAGCATTGTTTCTATTTCAAGCGTTGGCACACAAAGCAACGACTATGAAAAAGAATGCTTTGCTAGGCAATGCCGCAAGGCGCTGGAAATTTTGGAACCGTCAGAAATTTTGTGGTACGGCAAATGCCCGGATGAATTTGACTGGAACGTGACAAAAATTGTGCCACGATACGAGAAAATTAAAGAAAGGCGGTTGATAGCACATGGCAAAACGCGGTAGCGGCGGCGCTGGTAGGGGTGGCGGCAAGGCTAAAAGCAGATTCGGAAACCCTGTAAAGACTTTAAAAAAAGTAACTCAAGAAAAAACGACCGCGCCTACTTTGAAAACAGCAAAAGACATTGTTCCGTGGGTGAAGCATCAATCTGGAGTAGATTTGGATAAATATAGAGATTCCGTAACAAGAGGATTTGATAAGCGCAATCAGATTTTTGTTGATGCTTCCAAAATGTCAAAAACTGAACGACGCTCCCTTGGACTGTTAGAAACGCATAGAGGCTACAAAACCAATATTACTACAGAATTAAGCGGTGCATGGCTACTTGGTATTAAAGTTAAGAAAAAATGAAAAAACCTGATTATGCGCACCGCCTGACAGATGCGAAGCTCGCCAAGCTAGAACAGCGCATCGCAAAGCTGTACAAAGAAGCTGCTGACGAATTGACAAACACGGTGAAAGCCTATTTTGAGCAGTTCGAAAGGCGTGATGCAGCCATGAAAGAAAAGCTCGATGCAGGCGAAATAACAGAGCAGCAATACAAGCAGTGGCGGCTTGCGCAGATGGGCAGAGGCAAGCGTTTTACGGCGCTGCGGGACAAGGTGGCAGAAAGATACACCAACGCCAACGAAACGGCTGTGGCCTATGTCAATGACGCTACGCCTGGCATTTACAGCTTGAACCGCAATTACTCTGCTTACAAAATCGAGCAGGTTTCCGACAAAGCAGATTTTACGCTGTGGGACGAGCAGACAGTTAAACGTCTGATTGTGGAACAGCCTGACTTGATGCCGTACTACCCGCCAAAGCGTGCATTGCAGCGCGGCATTGATTTGAAGTACGGAAAGCAACAGATTACAGGCAGCGTGACAAGCTCCATCCTGCAAGGCAAAAGCATACCGAAAATTGCAAACGACCTGCAACAGCGTATGCAGGATATGAGCCGTGCAAGCGCTATCAGAACGGCCAGAACGGCGGTCACGGCAGCGCAAAACGCGGGACGGCTAGATACTTACCGCGCAGCGCAGGACATGGGAATCAAGCTGAAAAAGCAATGGCTGGCAACACTGGACAACCGCACACGCCACGCACACGCAATGCTTGATGGTCAGACGGTCGATGTAGACAAGCCGTTTAAGGTTGACGGTTACGAGCTTATGTATCCGGGAGACAGTTCCGCACCGGGCTATCTTGTGTATAACTGCCGATGCACCCAGATTGCGGAGGTTGATGGCGAGGATACAAGCAGCGGCGGAAGACGCGCTATTGACCCGGAAACAGGGGAATCTGTGCTTGTGGAAGATATGACCTATGCGGAATGGGCAGGGTGGAAGAAAGCCAAACCGCCTGACGTGCTGGATATTTCCACGATGGCAGAAGCAAAAGATGCGTTGCTGAACAAAATCGGATTTAACATGGTTGAAGATTCGTTTATCAGAAACGTTGATGAACGACTTGCGGTAGAAAATACAAAACAGCTTTATGCGCTTGAACAGAAATTCGGAGCGGTAGGCCAGTCTACAGGTTCCATTTGTTCTGTGTCAAGCGGCAAAGACACGGTTGCTTATGTAAGAGGTACACTGAAAGACCCTACAAATCAAAACTTGTCTTTGTGCCCTGGTGCTTACCATAGTTACAAAGATATGGTATCCACAACATTAGGTGAAATTGAAAGAAACTGGGCAATGCCAGCACAAAAAGAAAATGCCGCAATTTATAGCGTTACCCATGAGTATGGGCATATGCTTGAGAACACTATCATTAAAAAGGCAATGGAAGAATACGGTTTAGATAAACTGGAAAAATCCATTGATTACACAAAAAAGACTCCAAAGGCAGTATTTAAGCAGTATTATAAGATACAAAGCGAAACTGAGAAAAAATGTTGTGCAGAAATACTTGACATTGCCAAAGAAACGAATGTAAACTTTAAGATAAGCGATAACTTGTCACGCTATGGCAAAACAAATTATGCAGAGTTTTTTGCAGAGGTTTTCGCAAATAGCCAACTTGGCGCACCAAATGAGCTTGGCAAGGCCATGTTGGTTTGGCTTGAAAGGAAGGGGCTTGTAAAATGAAAACAGAACCATATTTTATGAGAAATAAGGATTGGTACTATTTCGATGAAGCGGAATTTTGTTACAAGCTGACAGAAAAGGCCCCGCCTGAAGCTGTACAATCTTATGATGATTTTTATAAAGAGAAAATTGTTAAAGATAAAAGCGGAAATGTTTGGTTTGAAAAATAGGGGGTCAAACAATGAATCCATTAAAAAGATTTTTAGGTGATACATCAAGCGAACAGTTTAGAGTTTATGACACTTCCGATGAAGCCGAAAAGCACGTAAGCATCTTTGGGGTCGAAGATGTAACCATTACAGAAGATGACATTAAAAATCTCCGAGAGGGCAAAACGCTTGTGTGCGAGATTATGAATGAATACAGCATTATGATGCGATTAGAAAACAATGAAAATCACACTTGAAGACCACAGCGCTGAAGTCTACAAAGAGCTTGAAGCGGCTTGCCAGCGGGCGCTGGAAAAGTGCGGGCTTGTCGGTGAGGGGTATGCAAAAAAGCTATGCCCCGTTGACACGGGCAATCTGCGAAACAGCATTACCCATATGGTAAACGACGGCGAAAAAGCTGCATATATCGGCACAAATAGCGAGTATGCAGTTTATGTGGAGTGCGGCACGGGTGTTTATTATCCCGGTGGCAGACAAACGCCGTGGGTGTACCAAGATGCAAAAGGCAATTGGCATCTGACACACGGCCAACGCGCAAAACCGTACATCAAGCCCGCAGTGGCAGACCATGCCGCGCAGTATAACAGAATTATCGAACAAGAGCTGAAAGGCAAATAAGCCTCTCGGCTCTTTTTAGTGGTTGTTTCCATTTTGGAAACGGCCACTTTTTTATACACAAAAAATGTTTCCTTTCAAATTATCTGAAAGAAAACGTTTTTACAAACCTTTTGCAAAAACAGCAAAAAACCGCTGTTTTTATATAAACGCGAATGTCGAAGAACTGACACCGAAGAAAAGGAGCGAAAACATGGCATTAACTCGTAAAGGACTTCTTGCGGCAGGGCTGACCGAAAATCAGGTTGACTTTGTTATGGAAGGCCACACTGAAACCGTAGACGGCCTTAAAGAGGAGCGCGACCGCTATAAAGCCGATGCGGAAAAACTTCCCGGCGTTCAAAAGGAACTGGACGACCTGAAAGGAAAGGGCGATGACGGTTACAAGGCAAAGTATGAATCCGAGCACCAGGCTTTTGAGGATTACAAAACCAGCGTGGCCGCTGAAAAGACTACCGCTGCCAAAGAAAAGGCAGTGGAAGCCGTGCTGAAGAAAATCGGCGTATCCGAAAAGCGCTTGCAGAGCGTGGCGAAGCTGGCAAAGGCTGACGGCCTGCTTGATGCGCTGGAGCTGAACGATGACGGAGCTGTAAAAGAGGCTGACAAGCTGGAAAAGAGCTTGAAGGACAGTTACAGCGAGTACATCACCACCACCAGCACAAAGGGAGCCGACACGCCCACCCCGCCCGCCAACAGCGGCGGCGCAAATCTCACAATGGCCGACATCTACAAAAAAGATGAAAAAGGGCGCTATGTCATGGATTATGAAGCACGCCTGAAGGCCATCGAAGAAAATCTGAACAACCAGAACACATGAAAGGAGCCTTAAAATGGCAGCAACTAAAGTTGAAACCCTGACCACCCCCCGCGACAGTTTGCCCAATGTCTACACCGGCGTGACTGCTCGCGAGCTGGATTTTGTGACCCGCTTTGCCGACAACTGGGAGGCACTGCGGGAAATCTACGGCATCATGCGGCCCATCCGCAAGCAGGCGGGCACCTCGCTGGTGTCTTACACCGCTAGCGTTGCGCTGGAGAGCGGCACTGTGCCCGCCGGTGCTGTAATCCCCTATAGCAAAACCACTATCACCACGGCCACAAAGGAAGACATCACCCTGCAAAAGTACGCAAAAGCCGTGCCCATCGAGGATGTGGACAAGTATGGCGCGACTATTGCCGTACAGAAGTCCGACGATGCTTTCCTCACCAAGCTGCAAAACGAGGTGATGAGCAAATTCTACACCTTCCTGAACACCGGCAGCCTGACCGGCGAAGCTGCCTCCTGGCAGGCCGCTCTGGCGAAGGCACAGGGCGAGGTGCTGAACAAGTTTGCCACCATTCAGAAGGATGTGACCGAAGTAGTCGGCTTTGCGAACATCCTGGATGCTTACGACTATCTGGGCAGTGCGCAGGTGACCGTGCAGAACGCTTTCGGCCTGACCTACATCAAGAACTTTATGGGCTATAGCACCCTGTTCCTGCTGCCCGCAACTCAGATTGCCCGCAACAAGGTCATTGCAACCCCCGTTGAGAACATTGACCTGTACTATGTTGACCCCTCTAGCGAGTTTTCGAGCCTGGGCCTGACTTACACCGTGAGCGGTGAAACTCCCCTGATCGGCTTCCACGCTCAGGGCAACTATGGCACTGCTGTGGGTGAGAGCTTTGCGGTTATGGGCATGGCGCTGTGGGCCGAGTACCTGGACGGCATTGCGGTTATCACTGTCAATCCTGCTGCGGCTAAAGCCGCTGTAAACACCAAGGGCTGATAAAAGGAGGCAGCGTAATGCTTGAAGAATTGATGCGAGAGTGCCGGAACTGGTTTAAGGTTCCGGATGGCGCGTACAGCGGCACATTTACCATCAAGGACGGCAGCATTACGCTGCCTTTTTTAGTTGAGGGGCAATATTTCCGCATTATCGGGAGCGTGTTCAACGATGGCGTGTACCAGTACGGTGCTGGCAGTTTGACCGATGAAACGTTTGACGGTGCTGTGTGGGCGCTGGCTGTGCCCGCTGACTTTATTTCTCTGGTTGAGGATGTGGAAGCATGGCGCAACAAGTATGAGAACGCCGCAAACAGCCCGTTTCAAAGCGAGAGTTTCGCAGGGTATAGTTACACCAAATCGAGCGCAAACGGCAATTATGGCGGCTCTGTGACGGGCTGGCAGGGTGTGTTCGCGCCACGGCTGAACAAATGGAGAAAGCTATGAGTCTTTTAGATGATTTTTCGCACAGCTGCATCATTATGGATAAGCTGACAAAGCCTGACGGCGAGGGCGGCTATGCTACCGAGTGGAGAGAGGGCGCAGAGTTTGCGAATTATGTTGCCTTGGACAGCAGCCTTGAAGCACGGCAGGCCGAAGCGCAGGGCGTGACCAGCGTATATACCGGCATTGTGCGGATAGATGTGCCTATTGAGTACGGCAGCGTGTACAAGGACTTGACTACTGGGGCATATTTTCTGGTCACGAGCCGCCCGGAAGAAAAGCAAGCCCCTGCAAGCGCTTCCCCGATGCTGAACGGCCTAAAAAGTTTTACGGCTGAAAGACTGCGGGAGGGATTGCCTACATGACAAAGGGCGCTGCATTACAGCAGTTTTTCGGGCAATTTATGACCGCATACGCCAGCAACGCCGTTCCGGATGACGCTGTACTCCCATACCTGACCTATGATGCGGTGTTTGACGCATGGGGCGGAGGGGCGGTATCGCTGACGGTCAACATGTGGTTCCATACCACGAGCGAAGCGGTGCCCAATGCAAAGGCGCTTGAGCTTTCGGACGCGCTGGGCATTGGCGGTGTGACGCTGCCGGTAGATGGCGGCTTGATTTGGTTAAAACGCGGCTCCCCGTTCTGCCAATCGCTGGCAGATGACACAGACAAAAACCTAAAACGGCGGTACATCAACGTGACCGCCGAATTTTTATGCCTAAATTGAGGTGAAAGCATGAAATTTACTCGTATCCCCGAATCGGCGTTCAAGGAATTGGTTCTGAACGCCGGGTATCTTGCAACTACGTTTGACCCGACTGCCGGTACTGCGCCGGAAGAAAGTGCGCTGCTTGGAGCCACGACCGGCGGCATCAACTTTACGGCTGTGCCAAGCTTTACCGACTTCGGCGAGGACATCGACAACTGCCCCAAGAACATGAAAGAGCTGAAGCAGATTGAATCTTGGGAAGTCAAGTGCAGTGGCACTTATGTTTCGGCATCTCCTGCTAATGTAAAAAGTATGCTTGGCGCAGCAGAGGAAACAACCACTTCCAAGGTTTCAAAAATCACGCCGCGCAATGATTTGAAAGACAGCGACTTTACCGATTTGTGGCTGCTGTGCGATTACTCTGACAAGCACGGCGCTACGAACGGCGGTTTCTGCGCCATTCACATGATGAATACGATGTCTACCGGCGGTTTCAGCTTGCAGACGGGCGACAAGGAGAAAGGCCAGATGAGCTTTGAATACACGGCGCACTACTCCATTACCGCGCAGGACACTGTGCCGTGCGAGGTGTATATCAAGGCCGGAGAGGATGAAGCATAATGCGGATTTTTTCTGAACTTAGCACTGACGAAGCGCTGGAAGTCGTTTTGCAAATCGCGCAGCCCATCACAAACCTGATCGATGATGAAGCGCTTGTGAAAGAGATGCAGAAAGCTATGCCGAAGGGCGAAACGACCCGTATTGCAATGCAGCGTTTTGGCCTTGCGAAAATCGTTAAACTGCTGAACATTGCGTTGAAGCAGCACCGCGAGGATGTATACGCAATCCTTGCACCGTTCAACGGCATGACAGTGGAAGAAATCGGCAAACAGAATTTCCTTATCACCTGCAAGCAAGCTGCCGACCTGCTGAACGATAAGGGTTTTGTTGATTTTTTCAAATCGTATCTCGGTGGCGGGCAGAACAAGTAATCCCTGTACTGCTGAAAATGCCGAAACTGAGCGCAAAGGCGCTTGTGTCGGCGCTGCCTTACGCTTTAAAAGCTGATTTTGAAGAACAGATGTACAAGGTGTACATGACTGACAGTGCGTGGAGCCTTGTAGTAGCTGTGACAGGCGTAAAGGACAGGCCAGCGAGATATATTGACATTATCCACCCGCCCAAAGTGGATACGCGGACGCCGGAACAGGTGCAGGCGGATTTCAAAGACTTTGCGGCGCGGCATGGATTGAAAACAAAAGAACGGCAGGAGGTGAGCGAGTAAGTGGACGTATTTGACCTTTTTGCAAAAATCACACTGGATTCCAGTGAATATGAAAAAGGCTTGAAAAATGCGAAAAGCAGCGCAAGCGGATTGACGGGACTGTTTGGGAAGGTTGGTTCGGCTGCTTCAACAGTTGGAAAAGGCATCTTTAACGTTGCTACGAACGTTGCGAAAGTATCTGTTGCCGCTACTACGGCAGGCGCAACAGCAATTTCGGCGTTGACAGGACTTGCAATTAACAGTTATGCAGATTACGAGCAGCTTGTAGGCGGCGTTGAAACGCTGTATAAAACTAGCGCCGATAAAGTTCAGCAGTATGCAGCCGATGCGTACAAAACGGCTGGGCTTTCGGCAAACGAGTACATGAACACGGCAACTACATTTGCAGCAGCGCTTGTGTCTAGTCTGGGGGGCGATACTGAACAGGCGGCAGAGCTTGCCAATACTGCCATTGGTGACATGTCCGACAATGCCAACAAAATGGGCACGGACATGGAGAGCATCCAGAATGCTTATAATGGCTTTAGCAAGCAGAATTACACTATGCTGGACAACCTAAAACTCGGCTATGGCGGAACAAAACAGGAAATGCAGCGTCTACTTGATGACGCAAACAAGCTGAACGCCGCGCAGGGAAACTATACAAAATACAGCATTGACAGCTATGCGGATGTTGTAAGCGCGATTCATGATGTTCAAAACGCAATGGGCATTACTGGTACTACCTCTAAAGAAGCATCAACAACGATTCAGGGGAGTGTAAATGCTACAAAATCCGCATGGTCAAACCTTGTAACTGGAATTGCCGATGATAATGCCAATTTTGAGCAGCTTATCAGCAACTTTGTAAATAGCGCAACTACAGCGGCAAGTAACATCATCCCCCGCATAGAAGCCGCCCTGAACGGCGCTGCTAATCTGATAGAGAGCCTTGTCCCTCCCATCATGGCAGAGTTGCCCGGCTTGATTGAAACCGTTCTGCCGCAGCTGGCACAGTCTGCCGTCAACATCGTGCAGACTCTTGTGACGGGAATCAGCGCAAACGCGGCGCAACTTATTGATTCGGCAATTCAGATTATAACTGTGCTGGGAAACGGCATCTATCAAATGCTGCCAACCGTTGCACAATCTGCATTGCAAATCGTCTTGACGCTGGTTTCAAAGCTAAATGAGAACTTGCCGCAGATGCTCGACACTGCCGGACAAATGCTGATTGCGTTTGTAGAGGGCGTTTCGGAACACTTGCCGGACATTATGCTTGCCGCTGCATCTATCGTGGAGACCCTGCTGACCTACTTTATAGAGCATTTGCCGGACATTGTAGAAGGCGCAATGCAGATGGGCAACGCGGTCATTGATGGCATTATTGACGGCATTTCGGCAGCTTGGGACAGCCTTGTCAGCTGGTTCAATGGTTTGTGGGACAGTCTGTTTGGAAACAGATCTGTTAATGTGGATGTCAACAGTAGTGGCACAACCGGTGGCCGTGCAGGCGGACTTGATTATGTTCCGTATAACAACTATGTTGCTAATCTGCATCGCGGCGAGATGGTGCTGACTGCCGATGAAGCGGACGAATACCGTAAAGGCACGGCAAAAACAGCAGGCGACATGACGATCAACATTGATATTAACGGCATTCAGTTTTCCGATGTGAATTCTATGGCACATGCGCTGGCAAATCAGATTTCGTATGAGCTTCAGGCGCAAAGCGACAGAAAGGCGGCTGTATATGCTTAATGGATTTTGGTTGGACGGCATTTGTAGCCTTGATGTTGGGATTCGGTTGCAAAGTGGAATTACTTTCGGCCAACCGACACCCAGGGTTACATCCACGACCATTTCTGGCCGCAGTGGAGATTTGACTGAATGGGATGGAAGCTATGGTAATGTTAGTGCAACTGCGAAATGCTTTGCGCTGACGGACACTGATGTAAGCGACACTTTACCAACGATTGCAGCTTTTCTGCGTGGAACTACTTTTAGCTATCGCAGGCTTGAAACAGAGGAAGAACCAAATGTGTACAGAATGGCGCGGGTAGTTAATTTCCCAGAAACTTATATCCGGGCAAACCACCTTGCGCCATTTACCATTTCGTTGGATTGCAAACCACAGAAATACTTAAAAGACGGCGAAAATGCTGTTGAAGTCAAAAGCGGTGATTCTCTGTACAATCCAACTGTATTCCCTTCTCTTCCGCTTATCACACTAACCGTTACTGGCGATGCCAAATTACAAGTTGGGGGCACACAAATAAGTGTTACAGGTTACACCGGGCCGATGTATCTAGACTGCGAAATGATGGACGCTTATAAAGAAGCGATAAACTTAAATAAATATGTAACTGCGCCTGAATTTCCCACTCTGGGGGCAGGAGCTACACAAATTAGTTGGAGCGGCGGCATTAGCAAGTGCGAAATCACACCTAGATGGTGGACGTTGTAGGAGGTGTAAATCATTAGCTATCCGAGATATTATGACGGCACGACGGGGCTTAAGGGCAACGGCGTGGGGGTGCTGCGGGATGCTGTGCGCTGCACCGTGACCGAGGAGCGCAACGGCGCGTTTGAACTGGAAATGGTCTATCCCATCACCGGGCAGCATTACAGCAGCCTGGCGCTGCGCGGGCTGATTCTGGCAAAGCCGAACCCCTACAGTGAGGCGCAGTATTTCCGCATTTATAAAATCAGCAAACCCATCAATGGACAGGTGACGGTCAACGCGCAGCACATCAGCTACGATTTGAGCGGCACCCCGGTGGGACCGTGTAAGGCGTTGAACGCAGTCGACGCTTTGCAGCAGCTCAAAAGCCATGCGGCGGTGAGCTGTGATTACACATTCTGGACGGACATCCAGACCGTGGCAGACTTTGCCGTGGCCGTGCCCGGCAGTCTGCGCAGTCTGCTGGGCGGCGTGGAGGGCAGCATCCTTGACGTCTACGGCGGCGAATACGAGTGGGATAATACCACCGTCAAGCTGCACAGCCAGCGCGGTACCGACAGAGGCGTGACGATCCGCTACGGAAAGAACCTGACCGACCTGACCCAGGAAGAAAGCTGCGCCGAGGTCTATACCGGCGTCTACCCCTATTGGGTGGACAGCGACGGCAACGTGACCCAGATCACCGGCAACCCGGTGGTCAACGTGCCGGACGGCCAGTATGACTTTGTACGTGTGCTCACGCTTGACGTAAGCCAGGATATAAAAGAGCAGCCAACCGCCGCCCAGCTGCGGCAGGCCGCGCTGGATTATATCGCCGCCAACAAGGTGGGCGTGCCAAAGGTGAGCCTGACGTTAAGCTTTGCCCAGCTGGAACAGACCGCCGAATATGCCGACAAGGCCCTGCTGGAGCGGGTGTGCCTGTGCGATACCGTTCATGTGCAATTTGCGAAGCTGGGCGTGAGCGCGGACGCTCGGTGCATTAAAACGGTTTATGACGTGCTCCTGGAGCGTTACGACAGCGTGGAGCTGGGGGACGCCCGCAGCAGCTTGGCCAACACTGTGGCCGACATGGGCAAGACCGTACAGAGCACCGTGAACAAGACGCGCAGTGACCTGGAACGGGCTATTGACCGCGCCACACAGCTTATCACCGGCAATCTGGGCGGCTATGTGGTGCTGCACAGCTCCACCGGCGCGGACGAGCCGGACGAAATCCTTGTAATGGACAAGCCGGAAATTGAAAAGGCTACCAAGGTCTGGCGGTGGAATCTGGCCGGTTGGGGTTACAGCAGCAGCGGCTACGGCGGGCCGTACCGTCTGGCCGCCACGATGGACGGTGCAATCAACGCCGATTTCATCACAACCGGGACTATGAGTGCGAATCTTATCCGGGGCGGCGTACTGCAGTCCACCAACGGAAAGTTTGTGTCCAATTTGGACACAGGCGTCACGACTTTTAACGGCGGGCTGGTTGTGAATAGCGACAACTTTAAGATCGGCTCGGACGGGTCTGTGGACATCACCGGCAAATTCACTTCGACGGTGTCGGAGAGCAAGTGCGTCATCAACGACGCCAAAATTGAAATGTACCGCAAGACTAACGACGGAAACTTGCACATGGGCGCGTTTATGTCTACATGGGGCAGCAACAACGCCGTGGGCCGACTGGTGCTGTACGGCCCTGCGGCCAGCAACCCCAACAATATGATCGCTAACGTCACAATGGCGGGCCAGTATGATGGTGGCGCTATCGCGATAAGCGACGCGAGCGGCAATGTGAAGGTGCAGCTGGGCGTGGACGGCGCGGGCAACGGCTATGTGCTGGTCAACGGCAGAATGATACAGTGAGGTGTTTTTAAATGGCGACAGCCAATTACAGCCCACCCGCAGAAGCGCTTATCAAGGCGACGCGGGCGGATTTTGACCGGCGTGACGTTGTGCAGCCGGTGCATCTTGTGCAGTACGACGATACGCTCCCGGTGCTGGCCGTGGCCCTGTACAAGGGCGGGCAGCCCTGGGCACTGCCCACCGGCGCGGATGTCAACCTTCGGATGGATAAAAAAGACGGGCACTATGTCTACAACCCTGCGCTGGGCGTGAGCAGCGACCGCAGCACAGTTTATATGGCCGTGACTGCCCAGATGACGACCGGATGCGGCACGTTCGCCCCGGTGGTAGAGGTGCTGGCAAGCGGTGGTGTGGCCGGTATGGCCGCTCTGCGGCTGGACATCGACAGAAACCCGGTACAGGATGGTATGCTCGAAAGCACGGACGAATACAAGGCCGTGCAGGCGCTGGCCGCTGAGGTGGCTGCCAACGCCAAAATCGTGCGGGATAATGAAGCGGGCATCCAGGATGTGCGCGAGAACATCGAGGCCATCAAGGCCGCGCCTGCCAACGCCAAGGCCGCTGCAGCCAGTGCCAAGGAGGCCCGCAGCTGGGCCGTGGGCGATACGGCATCGCGCCCTGGTGAGGGAATGAACAACGCCAAATACTACGCCGCGCTGGCCCAGCAGGTCAGCCAGGGCGCGGTTGGGTGGTACCCCAATTACGAGGCGCTGTACGCGGCCCACGATACCGGCTATGACGGAAACTGGGCCATTATAGGCGAAACGGATACCATTTGGGTGTGGGACAGCGACACGGGTGTCTGGAAGGATACTGGTCAAAGCAGTAAGTTTGCGAATTACTACGACAAGACTCAAATTGACGCAAAACTGCCCAAGCTGGTGACGGTTACGGTGGCAGCCAGCGCCTGGACTTCCGGCTATTACACGGTGTCCTGGGACGACGGCAGCACGAGCAGCTACACCACCTGCGCTTCCGTGACTGTTGCCGGTGTGACGGCAGACAGCCGGATTGCCGTAAGTGACCGCACGAGAGTGACGGATGCGGTGCGGATGGTAGCCGCGCTGGAACCCGGAGCCTGGGTGGTTAAGTTTTATGCGAACAGCGCACTGACGAGTGCGGCGGTATTTGTTTTGGAGGTGAGCCAATGAGTGGAGCAGCGAATAATCCGTACTTTGAAACCAGTAAAGAGCCCAATAGAGACGACCTGCTGCGCATCATGACTGCCCCCAACGCAGGAGCACATAACGCGGTCTACCGGGGAAAGTATCTGGGCGCGAGCACGACGGCAGCGCAGTGGGCGGCGATTGCAGCAGGGTCGTTTAATGACCTTTATATTGGGGACTACTGGACGATGGGCAGGGTCAACTACCGTCTCGCAGCGTTCGATTATTTCCTGAACTGCGGTGACACCAACTTCACGAAGCACCATGCCGTTGTCGTGCCGGACACTTGCCTGTACACCGCACAGATGCACAATACCAGTTCTGGCGGTTACGAAGGTGGTGCGGCAAATACTACAGCTGGCGGCTATGCCGGATCGGATATGTACAAGAGTAATCTAGAACAGGCTAAGACCACTATCAAGAGTGCGTTCAACGGTCATGTTCTCAATCATCGAATCTTTCTTACGAACGCTGTTGCGAATGGTCGTGCTTCCGACGGCGCATGGTACGATTCCGAAGTCGACCTTATGTGTGTGCAGATGGTCTACGGCAGTGGTATTTTCACCCCTGTTTCTGATGGTAGCAATGTTCCGACTAACTTCCGTGTAGAAAAATCCCAGTTGCCGTTATTCCAGCACGAACCGAGTAGAATTTTTAATCATGAGCTATGGTGGTTGAGAGACGTTATTAACGCTTCCAACTTCTCCCTTATCGGCACTGGCGGTAATGCGGACCATTATGGAGCTTCCGCTCCTCATGGCGTTCGCCCTTATTTCTGCATCGGTTAAGGAGTTGATATTATGAGATTATCAGACGGCGAGGTGCCGGAAAAGTGGATGTATGCGGTTATAGCCAGATTGGAGGGCGTGTAATGGCATTGCATGAAGTACAGCTGAAAGGATACAGCGTTAGACCCGGCAACTTATCGCTTGGCACTTTTGGCAGTTACGGTATCGAGCAGCTGCATGTGACCCTTGACGATACGTGGAGCGGGCTTGCTGTAACGGCAACGTTTAACCCGCCGAAGGGCGAACCCCGTGAAATCCGTTTGCCGGAAAACGGACTGATTGATGTGCCTGCCGAAGCAACCGCCAATGAGGGTACGGGCACTATCGTGTATTGCGGCGTTGCCAATGGTGTGCAGCGCATCACAAAAACGCAGGGATACAACGTGATTACACGCGGCCCCGTTGGTGGAACTGAGCCGTTTAAACCCAGTGAATCACTTGCCACGCAGGTTTTGCAGGCTGCGCTTAACGCAGAAAAGAACAGCGCGGAAGCAAAGAGCGTGGCCGATAACTTGCGAAATGATGCGGCTAACGGCAAATTTGACGGCAAGGATGGAGCCAAAGGCGACAAAGGCGATACTGGTGATAAAGGAAATACAGGAGCAAAGGGAGACAAAGGAGACAAAGGTTTCAGTCCCACAGCTGCAGTCACTCAACTTGAAAATGGTGCCGAAATCACAATTACAGATGAAGAAGGAACTACAAAAGCTACTGTGAAAAACGGCAGTAAAGGTGATAAAGGTGATCGTGGGTCAGATGGTGTCAGTCCTACAATTTCAGTAGAAGATATTGAAAACGGACATCGTGTAACAATTGTTGATGCTACTGGTACAACATCAGTAGACATCTACAATGGTGAAGATGGTACAGACGGAAAGGACGGAGCACAGGTTGATGACAGCGCCATTGGCGACGCGCCGTGGAGCAGTAAGCACATCATTGATATGCTCTGCCCGCCTCTGGAAGAGAGCGGCAACCCTGTTGTGTGCTACCCCGTGGCGGGATACCCGCTGGGGGTGAAAGCGAAGTGGGAACCCATGCAGGAGGGCACGGGAACGCCAAGCCCCGAAAACATCCGTCCCATCAAGGGACGTGCAAACGTGACGGTGGAGCGGTGTGGGGATAATCTGCTGAAATTCCCATACGCTACTTCTTCTGCTAATAGGAATGGACTTGTTATCACGTCGCAACAGGACGGTAGCATAACTGTTAACGGAACAGCAACGGCAGACACATGGTATGCGATTAACTTGGATATTGAAAAAAGACTGCCTATGAACACACCCATGGCATTAAGTGGTTGCCCAGCTGGTGGCTCGACGAAAAGCTATTATATTGGCTTATATCTCGGCGGAAAATGGTTTGCTGATTCAGGTAATGGCAATACAGATATTAAGTTCACAACGCAGGAGATTTCATCACGCGTCGAAGTTTCTATAATTAAAGGAACTGTTTGCAACAACTTAACATTTTACCCAAAGATTGAAGTCGGAACCACAATTACACCATATAGAAAATATCAGAGCAGCATCACCACCCTGACCCTGCCTGAAACCGTGTATGGCGGTGAGGTGGACGCGGTGACGGGTGAGGGGCAGGAGACGTGGAAAATGCTGACGCTGGACGGGACGGAGCATTGGATTGCGAGCGACAACGTTGTTGAAGGAATGCGTTCATATTTTGTTCCAAATGCTGTAGCTGTAACGGATATGCCTATTGCGACAGAGTCAACCGAAGTATGTACTCATTACAAAATCATGGTCTACAATGCTGGGATTGAATCTGCTCTTTTAAGTGGTGAACCGTATGCGTACATAGTTACGAACCGTTTTGATTCTGCGGAAGGATTGAAATCCTATCTTGCAGCCCAGAACGCCGCAGGAACCCCCGTACAAATTGCTTACAAGCTGGCAACTCCAACGCCCTTCACCGCAACCGGCGCACAGCCGTTGTCCGCACTTGCAGGAGTTAATACCGTGCTGACAGACGCCGACAGCGCGACTGTTACTGGGCGCGCAGACCCAATTAAGCGGATTACCGATTTGGAAGATGCAGTGGCATCGCAAACATGAAAGGAGTAGTTACCATGGCGATTAAAAGTAAAGCGCGGCACGATTTAACATTGCGCAGTATTAAGCGAGAGATTGCAGCAGGACGTGATGTTGCGTTTTGGCTCGATAAGGCGTACACGCACTACGACAATAGCCTGCTGACCGAAGAGGACATTGCCGAGGTGGAGACGCTGGCGCAGGCGTATTATGATGCGCTGGACGCTGAAACGGTGCAGGACGGCAACGCAACGAATGAGCAGATTCAAAATCCGCTGTACGAGGAGGAAGATCAATGAGACTCTCAAACGGTGAGGTGTTGCTGGCGTGGCCTCTGGCCCAGCACATCATCACACAAGGATGGTTTTACAACGACGGCAGTATGCACCGGGCCATCGACCTGCGCACCCAAATCAGCAATACCAGCACGCAGCCGGTATACGCGGCAGAGGGCGGCACAGTTGACCAGGTGCAGAACTGGGACGGCCATACCAAAACCGGGATGCAGAGCTATGGCAACATGGTGCGCATCAGGCACGCGCCCTACGAGGGAAAGCCCCTGCAGACCCGATACGCACACCTGAGCAGATATTGCGTCAAGTTAGGCCAGCAGGTCAAAGAGGGCGACCTCATCGGCTATAGCGGCACTACCGGCAATGTGTTTGGGGCGCACCTGCATTTTGAAGTCATTCTGAACGGCAGCCGCACGAATCCGCTGGTATGGCTGGGCAACGACTTCACCACGGCAAGCAGTCAGGTGTTTACTTATCGCACCGGCGAGCACGCAGTAGAAAAACCCGCAGACGCTGCACAGCCTAGCGGCGAGGAAGTGCTGATTGATGTGTCTCACCATCAGGGCGCTATCGACTGGGCAAAGGTTCCCTACCGTGCCATTATTCGCATCGGGTATCGCGGCTACGGCAGCGGAAAGCTGATGAAGGACGAGCAGTACGATGCCAACCTTGCAGGGGCGAAAGCAAGCGGAAAGCTGTTAGGCTTTTACTTCTTCTCGCAGGCGGTCACGGTGGACGAAGCCCGCGAGGAGGCAGACTTCTGCGCAAGCCTTGCCCCGACAGGCTATCCCTTGTTCTTCGACAGCGAATGGGGACACACAACCAAGACCGGCGTTCACGATGGCCGCGCCGACAACCTGACGAAAGACCAGCGCACGGCAATTGCAATGGCGTTCTGTGATAGGGCCAAAGCGCACGGATTCACGGCAGGCATCTACACCTTCACGGCCTTTGCAGGCGCGAACATCGACTACACCTACCTGTGTGAAGATTACATCGGCTGGCTGGCCGACACCCGCGCCAACTACGACACGAGCCTGCCGCGCTACATCCACCAGTACGGCCAGGCCGCAAAGGGCAGCGTTCCGGGCATCACAGAGGTGGTTGATTTGAATCATTTGGTCAAGGCCCTGCCTACGGTGGACAAGCCTGAAAGGAAGCTACAAGTGATTACCATCGGGCCGGTGAGCCAGGGAGATGCGGATGCAATTTACCTGCTGTGCCAGAGCCGCGGCCTGACGGATGCAGGGCTGTACAAATCTGAATGGGCGGAGGTGTGATGCCGATGCAGCATGTATTCTCGTTTACGCTTGCGGAGGCCTGGGCGTTTTTGATTTACGCGGCGGGTGCTGCTGCCGGACTGTATGCCGGTGGCGTTGCCATCAGCAAAGTAATCACCGCAGTAAAAAAGCCGAAGACCGACCAAGACAAACGCATTACCAAGCTTGAAGAGCGGGTGAACGCCATGGAGGGATTCTTGAAAAAAGACAAATTGCGGCTTGACAGCATGGACGAGGGGCAGCATGTGACCATGCAGGCATTGCTTGCCCTGCTTGACCACAATCTGGATGGAAACAACATTAACCAGATGCAAAAGGCAAAGGAAGCTTTGCAAAATCATCTGATTGGCTGAAAGGGAGTGCATATCTATGGGCGATTTTTTGAAAAATCTGGCTGCGCTTATCAAGGTAAAAACCATTGTGACGCTGGTTGTCGTTGCAGTTTTTGCGGCATTGGCGCTGCGGGAGAAATTACAGCCTGACACGGTCATGACCATTGTAACAATGGTTGTGGCCTTTTATTTTGGCACGCAGACAGAAAGCAAGAACAAGAAGGATGAGTAATCATGCCAAAGTTTGATTTTGTCGGCGGTTTGCTGACCGATGAAGAAACGGATGTTTTGCAGCTTCGGCGGCGCGGCTGGCGCAATGCTGATATTGCGGCAGAACTGAATTGTAGCGAGCGCACGGTAAAACGGCGCGTACACAGCATCAAAACAAAAATAGGCTGATTCAAAGGGCGCGGCTGCTTTTGTGGCCGCGCCTTTTTTATTTTGTCCCAAAAACGGCACAATGTTGGCACTTTACTGGCCTACGTTGTGCCGTCTTTTTTTGTACAATTTAGATAAAAGGAGCGGTTCGGATGGCATACAAGCAAATCAACCTAAACCCGGAACAAAAGCGCGTCGGCGATTGTACCGTCAGAGCCATTGCAGCCGCAACGCATCAATCATGGGCGGCTGTATATGCGGCGCTGGTGCTGGCAGGATTTGAACTGCATGATATGCCGTCTGCAAACTATGTCTGGGGCAGTTATCTGCGCCGATGTGGGTGGAACCGTTCGGCAATTCCGAACAGCTGCCCGGACTGCTACACAGTGGCAGATTTTGCGGCGGAGCACCCAGATGGCACGTATATTTTGGCAATGGCTACGCATGTTCTGTGCGTGGAAAATGGGGACTGGTTGGATACATGGGACAGCGGAGATGAAGTGCCGCTGTACTACTGGCAGAAAGGATGATTGACTATGGCGTTTGGCGTACCGTATCAGCCCGGCTATATGCCGAACTATTATCCAATGGGGCAGCAGATGCCGTCGGCCATGCCCGATCAACTCGCACAGCTCCGACAGGCAGCGTATCCGCAGCAACAGCCCGCGCAGCAAAGTTCGCCTATTATCTGGGTGCAGGGCGAAGAGGGCGCCAAAGCGTATATGGTGGCGGCGGGGAATAGTGTGCTGCTGATGGACAGCGAAAACAGTACATTTTATATTAAGGCCACCGACGCCAGCGGTATGCCGCAGCCATTGCGCGTTTTTGACTACTCGGAACGCACGGCAAGCCAGAAACATCCCGCACAGACCGCGCAAAAACCGAAAGAGGAATATGTCACACGGCAGGAGTTTAACGCGCTGACAGCCCGCTTTGACGCGCTGGCGGCAGATAAACCTTTGACGCGCAAGAAAAAGGAGGCAGACAATGAGCAACCCTCTGTTTAACGCTCTTGGCGGCGGCAAAATGCCGGGCGCAATGGGACAATTCCAGCAGATGATGCAGCAGTTTCAGCAGTTCCGACAGAATTTCCAAGGCGACCCGAAGCAAGAAGTTCAAAAGCTGCTGCAATCTGGCAAAATGAGCCAGCAGCAGCTAAACCAGCTGCAGGCAATGGCGCAGCAGTTCCAGAGCTTTTTAAAATAGGTTCAAACCGTGCGCACGGTGAACAATACATTCAACTTTTGAAAGGAGTTAAACATGAGTCTTTCTTCGGACGGCACTGTTATGACAATGCCTGTTCAGCCCGCAAATACGGGCAATGGCAACGGCTGGGGCTTTGGCGGCGATGGTGCGTGGTGGATTATTATTCTCTTCCTCTTCGTTTTCTGCGGCTGGGGCGGCAACTGGGGCAACAACGGCTTTGGCGGCAACGGCAGCACCGGCGCAGTTGATGGATACATCCTCACCAGTGATTTTGCCAACGTTGAGCGCAAAATCGACGTCGTAAACAACGGCCTGTGTGACGGCTTCTATGCTCAGGCACAGCTTGTCAACGGTGTGCAGAACGCTATGCAGCAGGGCTTTATGTCGGCTGAAATCAGCCGCGCCAATCAGCAGGCGGCATTTATGCAGCAGCTGAATGCCATGCAGATGCAGCAGGCGAATTGCTGCTGCGAGACCCGCGAGGCTATCCAGGGCGTAAACTACAACCTCGCTACGCAGGCTTGCGACACGCGCCAGACCATTCAGAACGGTACTCGGGACATCATCGAAAACCAGAACGCGAACGCCCGCGCTGTGCTTGACGCACTGACGGCGCAGCGCATTGAGGCTAAAGATGCCAAGATTGCCGAGCAGAACCAGCAGCTTTTTGCCGCACAGTTGGCCGCAAGTCAGGCTGCGCAGAATGAAACGCTGAAAGCCTATATGAGCGGGCAGCTCGCTTACTACAACCCCCGCCCTGTTCCGGCTTTCCCCGTTCCTGCTCCGTATCAGTATGGGAATTGCGGCACCTGCAACGGCTGCGGATGCTAAAAATGAATACGGCAACTTGTCGGAACATCTGACATGTTCGGCCCCGTGCCGATAGTGCAAAATGTGGCGGGGCAATCGTCCCGCCACTATCTTTTTTTGAAAGGAATGATTTTATGGCTGAATTTACAAACGCCAATACCGTGAGCGTAGCAGCAGGCCAGAACGTGCCTCTGACGGAAACGGCAGTAGCGGGTAAGGGCTGTGTCGTACACAGAGAGGGCGCCGGTATTGTTACGCTGCGCGGCATTACGAACCAGTGCAAAGCTCGTTTCAAAGTGGGCTTCGGTGCAAACGTTGCTATCCCCACAGGCGGCACAGTGGGAGCTATTACGGCTGCACTTGCCATCAATGGCGAACCGCTGAACAGTGCGACTGCAACCGTGACACCGGCAGCAGTAGAAAACTTCTTTAATATCTATGTGACGTCTTTTGTTGAAGTTCCGCGCGGCTGCTGCCTGACCGTTGCCGCCGAAAATACAAGCACACAAACCGTTTTGTTTGCGAACGCAAACTTTGTGGTCGAGAGAGTGAGCTGAAAGGAGTAAACCATGAGCAAAAAAGTTTTGTATGACTTGAAAGACATGCTGTGCGCAGAACTGGACGAAATCGGAAAGAAGGGTGAAATGTCTGCCGGTGACTTGGAAACTGTTCACAAGCTGACTGACACTATCAAAAACATCGACAAAATTGTCATGCTGGAAGATGACGGTTACAGCCGCGATGAGGATTACAGCCGCGATGGTGATTGGAGCGCGAATATGCGCGGCAATTATGGACGCGGCAGCAGCTATGCGCGGCGCGGTTCCCATTATGTGCGTGGCCATTACAGCATGGACGATGGGCGCGATTCACTGATTTCCCGCATGGAAGATATTCTGCGCGGGGCTGACAGCAAAGACAGGGAAGTCATCCAGCGCTGCATTGACACGATGCGAAACGGTTAAAGTGAGGTGTAAGGGCTATGGTTGACGTGCGAGAGATTGACGGCGCTATAGCCGAAATCGAAAACAGCGAACTCACCATGACCAGAGTTAAAAATTTGGCTGCGCTTTATGTTGTGAAAAATCAGCGTCTTGTAGATGCGTCCCATTCTCCGCAGAGAGCAGAACTGCAAGAGCCTGTGCGCTACTACGAAGCGGCAGAGCCGTCTACAAGGGCTGCTGTTGGCAGCAGTGACTTTTTACGGGCTGTGTCAAACGTAGACATCGCAGCAGCGCTGAACGTGCTGGATGAGCTTATGTCGGCCTTGTATGTAGCAAACCCTAAAGTTTATAATGGCGTAATGCGGAAATTGGAGCGTTTACAGGATGAGTGAATTTTTGGAGATTGTAAAAAAGGCCGATACCGGGCGAGTGTGGCGTGTGCTGGATGAGTTTATGGATGCGCTGAAAGAAGCACGTCCGGAGGTGTATAATGATTTGGTACACAGTTTGCAGAGAAAATAGGTAAGTGTGTACTAAAACGTGTACTTGAAAAAGAAAATGCCGTAGATTTAAACGAATCTACGGCATTTGTTGTGGTCGAGGTGACAGGACTCGAACTATACACAATGCTTTTAGTGATTAAAAATATAGCGGTATATTGCTATATTATTTTGTTTTATCACATGCTTTTTCTATTATTT